AAAAAAGCTCGTTTTCGGTATACCTCAAAACGCTGAAACCCACGTGGCTGTATGTCTGAGACCGAATTGCCTCTATTTTGAGGGGTATTGCATTCAGTAATAAACGTATTACAATGTTAGTAACCACTAACGTCGTTAGCGTATGTCGCATTACGAGGATAGGAAAGAGGAGATACGGGCGCGTAAGAAGGCTGTCCGTGATACTGCTCGTGCTGAGAAGAAGGCGTTAGCGAAGATGACGCGCTCTCAACAGCAGATTCGTCTGGCTGAGCTGAAGACTGAGTTCCTAACGCATTCGTCGCTAGATCGTTATGTGAAGAAGCTATTTGATATGGCTTTGGACGATGACCATGCTGGTCAGACTGCGGCGATTAAGATCATTGCTGACCGTATTTTGCCGACTGCTAGTTTTAGTGGTGAGAGCAAAGCGAATACGGCTGTACAGATCAACATTTCTGGTTTGACGGTAGATTCTGTTGAAGAAAAGCCCGTTGAAGGGTCTAAAACCCAGCCGGTGAGCATCCAGTGACCACGCTCGACTTGAAATTGCTGGATTGGCAGACCGAGGTAATGAAGTCTGATGCTCGGTTTAAGGTCGTTGCGGCGGGAAGGCGTACTGGCAAGTCTCATTTGGCGGCTATTTCGCTGATTTTGGCGGCTTTAGATGAGAAGCCAGGAAAGGTTTTTTATGTAGCTCCGACTCAGGGGCAGGCACGGGACGTTATTTGGCATACGATTTTTGATATTGCTGGCGACATTATTGAGCGCTCTCATATCAATAATCTGGAAATCACTCTCGCTGGCGGAAATACCATCTATTTGAAGGGCGCTGACCGTCCTGACTCACTCCGTGGTGTTTCGTTGAAGCATTTGGTTCTGGATGAGTACGCTTTTATGAAGCCCGATGTGTTTGAGAGCATTCTCAGACCCGCACTGGCGGATAGGAAAGGCTCCCTAATCGCTATCGGAACCCCTGAAGGCCGCAATCACTTCTACGAAATGTTTGCTGGCGCGCAGACTTGGGACGACTGGGAGAATTTTCACTTTACTTCCTTTGATAACCCCCTAGTTGACAAGTCTGAAATTGAACATGCGCGTCAGACCCTGCCCGCTTGGGCTTTTCATCAGGAATTTATGGCAAGTTTCGACGCTAGAACGGGCGGAATGTTCGATGTTGACGCCTTTATTTACTACGACGAAAACGTTAAGCCGATTGGCGACTATTACATCTCCATTGACCTAGCTGGATTTAAGAGTCAGGGCCAGCGAAAAGCTAAAAAGCGCGATAACTCAGCCATTGCGGTTACAAAAGTGACCCCAGAAGGCCGCTGGTACGTCGAAGACATCATTTTCGGTCAGTGGAGCCTAGATGAAACCTGTAACCAGATCTTTGCGGCGGTTGAGAAGTACCGCCCTGTCAAAGTGGGCATTGAGAAGGGCATCGCACAGCAAGCTGTGATGTCGCCTCTGTCTGACCTGATGCGCCGAAGGGGGCGCGTCTTCCGCATAGAGCCTATGACCCACGGCAACAACAAAAAAGAAGATCGTGTGGCGTGGGCGCTAGAGGGCAGGTTTGCCAATGGCCTTATTCAGCTCAAAAAAGGCCCGTGGAACGAGCGGTTTGTTGATGAGGCGGCTAATTTTCCGTCGACCCTGGTACACGATGACCTTTTGGACGCACTTTCATATTGCGATCAGCTTGCTCAGATCGCTTATCTCGACGGTATTGAGCTACCTGATGAGTGGCAACCGTTAGAAGACGCAATTGGGTATTGATGATGGCTAAGCTAGAAGACCTAGAGCATATCGGAATAGATCACGGCCTCTGCGAATGGCTGGAAACCCTTACGCTTGAATGGCGTCATCATTACGAGGGGAACTATGAGGATAAACATGATGAGTACTACAGACTATGGCGCGGCATTTGGGCCGAAGGGGACAAAACCCGCCAATCAGAGCGTAGCCGAATCATTGCCCCAGCACTTCAGCAGGCTGTTGAGAGTGCTGTTGCAGAAATAGAGACTGCTTCCTTTAGTCAAGCGTTCATGTTTGACATTGAAGACGGTCAAAAGACACCACCCCCACCCCCGCAGGGCCAACAGCCCCAGAATGGACCCCAGATGCCTATGCCGGGGATGGGTGGTGGCCCACAAACCCAGCCAACATCAGCAGAATCTATTGCTGTACGCGACCAATTACACAAAGACATAGACAGGGCTAACTACAGGGCCGCTATTGGCGAGATTCTTATCAATTCTGCTGTCTTTGGTACTGGTATTGGTGAGCTAGTCATTGAAGATAGCACTGAATATGTACCTAGCACCCAGCCATTAGAGGGTATGCCCCAAGAAGCCAACCTTGTTGAGTATGGGGTAGAGAAAAAGAGCAGGCCTATCATCAAGCTCAACCCTGTTCAGCCTAAAAACTTCCTTATTGACCCCAATTCCACCTGCATAAGCAGTGCTATGGGTGTTTGTATTGAAGAGTTTGTAGGGGTACACACTGTTGAACAGCTACAAGAGTCTGGCGTTTACCGAAAAGTAGATGTTGGCACAGACCCCAGTGACCCTGACATTGACGCAGACAGTGAAATCACTGTTCAGCCAGTAAGAAAGGTAAGAGTTAAGAGGTATTACGGGCTGGTGCCTACTGACCTGCTTAAGGATGAGGGCGTTGACTCCGAATTGCTGGAAGATGGCAAGTACACAGAGGCTGTTGTTGTTATTGGCAACGGAGAAATCCTCAAAGCCCAAGCTAATCCCTATATGTGCAAGGATCGGCCCATTTGCGCCTTCCCATGGGACGTAGTACCCAGCCGATTCTGGGGTAGAGGGGTCTGTGAGAAGGGCTACATGAGCCAAAAGGCTCTTGACGCTGAAATGAGGGCAAGGATTGATGCACTTGCTCTGACTACTCACCCCATGATGGCGGTAGACGCGACAAGAATCCCCAGAGGGGACAAATTTGAGGTGCGTCCGGGCAAGATGCTACTGACTAATGGCGCTCCTCAAGACGCGGTAATGCCATTTAAGTTTGGTCAGGTAGATCAGATCAGTTTTAACCAAGCTCAGAATCTACAAATGATGGTTCAGCAGGCTACAGGCGCACAGGACGCCGCTGAGATGGCAAAAGGGCCGTCAAGTGACACAACTGCCGCCGGTATCTCAATGTCGATGGGCGCTGTGATGAAGCGTCAGAGAAGGACCTTGGTCAATTTCCAAGAATCCTTCTTCAAGCCCCTGATTAAGAAGACTGCTTGGCGATACATGCAATTCGACCCCGAGAAATATCCGAGCAAGGATTATCACTTCAGCGTGGTTAGTTCTCTTGGGGTGATTGCGCGTGAGTATGAGGTAAGCCAGCTTGCTCAAATATTGCAGGTCATACCGCCTAACACTCCAGCGCACGGAGCGATGATAAAAGCGATCATCGAACACATGAATGTGACCAGCAAAGAGAAACTGTTGGCTGTCATTGATGCGGCTAGTCAGCCCAACCCGCAGGCACAGCAAATGCAACAGGCTCAACAGCAGGCGCAGATGGAATTGCAGAAAGCTCAAACTGCTGTGCTGATGGCTCAAGCTGAAGAGGCTAAAGGCAGGGCGGCTAAGTACGCTGTTGAGACAGAGATCATGCCTAAAGAGACTGTCCTTAAGTACTCAGACATGGATAAAGACGGCAGAGTGGATGATGACTTTGAGAAAAAGGTCAGATTGGCTCAGATGCTGATGGATGAGGACAAGTGGAATGTCGAAAAAGAAGAGCGACAGTCAAGACTGCAAGGCGAACTTCAGGATCGCCAAAGAAAAGCTGAAGATCAGAATCTACTCAGAACTGCTCTGGGCCAGAATCAGGATCTCTTATCTCAAGTACAAGTTGAGGATGAGGCCGCACTTGGTTCGCCTGCGCCGCAAAATCAGGGAGCTGTCTAATGTCTGACTTCAGCCTTTTTGACATTGTTACCCTTATCCGACAAGAGATTCGGAAGGAGCAAGTTGGTTCTGTTAAGAAAATAACAGGTCCAAAAGGTGACAAGGGCGACAAGGGAGAGCCCGGTGGACCCGGCATTCAAGGGCCAAAGGGTGACAAAGGAGACAGAGGCGCGGCTGGACCCAAGGGTGACAGCGGTAAGAAGGGCGATAAAGGCGCTAAAGGGGAAGATGGCAAAGATGGTGTAAGTATCACCAGAGTCGAGCAGGACATTGACGGCGCTGTTGTTGTTCATATGTCTGATGGGGAGCATTACATTATTGAGCTTCCTTTGGTGCAGGGCCAAGCACCTGCTGAAGTTCACTACAAGGTTGGCGGCGGCAGTGGTGGTAGTGGTAGTGGTGATGGTGGTAGCGGAACCATTGACCTGTCTAACTATGTAAGAAGACCAAACAGTAACCAGCAAGATAGCTGGCTTGTTTACAAAGAAGGATCAGACGGCTCTAAGAAATGGACGCCAGTAACAACTGATCTTGTTGAGGTTAACCCCAACCCCTTCCGTAACGCTAAGGGCCAGTTCATTGGCACACCTGAAGAGCTTGAAAATCTCAAAACCCAGCGTGACGTAAACGAGTTCTTCTACAAAGCAATTGGCGACATTGAGGCTGGTGATGTAAACCTTGACGGCTACGCTACTGAGGTGTGGGTCACTGAGCAGATAGATGGCATTGACTTCCCTGTTGGCGCTATCGTTTCTGACACTGCTCCTGCTGATCCAGAGGATGGTTCGACTTGGTACGACACTGTTCGGCTGGAGCTATTTGTATATGCAGAAGGCGCATGGCTCCCATGCTCGCCGCTGGGTGCAAGGGTTGAGCAGGGTGAGATATTGCAGGCTCAGATCCTAAGCCGAGTTGAGGCTGGTGAGGTACAGCAACAGACGCTGGTTGATACCAAGCTGGGTAAGTCAGAGGCCAACGAG